TTTCTCACTTTTCGTCATCTCTCCTACAGTCTTAGGTGTCTTACTTGATACACGCTTACTAGGTCGACAGGCAGGATAATCTCTTTTCTCTCCTTTAGAACGACCACAAGGCTTGCCAGTTTTAACATCAACCCAGTTTTCCTTGAACCAACGTGTCAAACCACCTTTGGCTCTTGGATTAGGACTACTTTTTCTTCTTTGTGGCACTTTTCTTTCTCTCCACTCTGTAAGTTCCACCACGCTTTTTATATTCTCGGACTAGCCAAGCATTAGCGTAGGCAGAAGGATAAACAGCAAACTTACGTTTAGCTTCAGCTTTTACTCTAGCGTAAAGTGCTTTATTAACAGGTACATTCACTTCTCTTCTTACCTCCCTTTTTCTTTTTTTTCTTTTTCTTCTTTGTTGTTGACATTCCGTAATGGTAAGGCATAAGCAAAAAGTCTCTTAATATATTCTAAACGCAGTCTGCCCTAATGTCTCAGGTTTCGCTAAGTTAAATTGTTGCAGACAAAGATAACCAAAAGCATCAAAAGCATGATCCACTCCCAGATTTTTATTAGGTAAACCTGTATTAGGTGCGTAAGTTAACGTCCTAAGTGCCTTTATCAATTCTTTACAACGAGGGTGTATAAGCGTCCTTCTATCGCCATTAGCGTCAAACAGGGCAGTATTGACAGCAGTAATCTTATCTCTGATCTTCCAAGGGCTTCTAGGACTCATAACAGTAAAACCAGACCTTCTAAGTATCGTATGATCTGTTACACCCACACCACTGGTCTTTCTTGCACTTCCAGTGGGGTCTGGACAAGCAATAATTCTACGATCTACCCCATATCTTCTAGTAACCTCTTCTGCAAAGTCCCATGTGGTAGCACCTCCTGTAAGCATGATTTCATCAAAAACATACAAAGTATCGTTATGTTTTACTGCACAGATTCCTGCCATAGGGTCAACGTTAAAATCCAAGCCAATTAACAAGGGAAGCATGTGTAAATCTGCTACTTCTTTATCAATATTGTCATCAGCAAAACTAACAGCAACCAATCCAGTAAGATTTTCAAAACTAGCTTCAAATTCCTGCCTAAAAGTCCTCGCATCTAATTGCGACCTAGCTGCTTCAACTTCTTCTTTTACAACATTACCCCCCTCTATCGTAGTAAAACTCCATCTTTGCCAATCATCCCATTCCTTCTCCCCACAAAAACACCACATGTCATAAAACCAACTAGCAGTACCATCTGGTGTTGAAATGAACAGTGCCCAACCTTGTTTATCAGCTAACGCAGGTCTAATAACTTCAGCCCAAACGTCACGATCCATAAAAGCAGCCTCGTCCAAAACAACACCAGCAAGACTCCTACCCCTCAATGCCATAGCATTTTCTGTTCCCTTCAACTCAATAGTTGATCCATTAATCAATTCCAACCTTAAATCAGTTTCATTCTTACTTTGAATCCATACTTTTGGAGTCAACCTCTTCAATTCCTTCCACGCAATGTCCTTCGCCATCCTATATGTAGGAGCACAATAGAAATAAACCTCCCCAGGACGATTTATAGCCCCTCTCAATAGTTCTATACAAGATAAATAACTCTTACCAAACCTTCTTCCAGCTACTAGCACTCTAAATCTCTTATCTGAATTAAAAACTTCCCCTTGTGCATATCGCAAACTTATCTCACTCTTCTTTTTTTCACTTACAGCCATAAAATTAACAAAAAATACAACTCATACCCCTACTTTATAGCCTATTTACTTACTTTTAAGTTATCATTCAACTAAATACTACTAAGATCAAGTCTGTGGCTTCCTCTACTTTTCCTGATAACATAATAAATAATCCTCTCGCTAATCCTGCTAAAAAAAGAACTCGCTCCACAGTCTCAGATGTCCTAAAACGCTCCCAAAGACTTTACGCTCGTCAACTTGAAGGTAAAACTACTCGCCAATTAGTTATAGAACACTCCTCAATAGAAAATATTTCTGAAACTACCGCTTGGCATGATTGGGATAGAGTTAAAGTCTGGAATAACGAAGATTGGGAAAAAGATAGAGAAGCTCTTCTACCAAGACTCCAAGCAATGCGTATCCGCCTCTTCAACAAAGCTGTCAAAAAAGGTCAGCTTCAAACCGCAGCTCAAATTCTCGATAGCCTAGGAAAAGTTATAGGTGAATCTATAGAAACAGTTAATATTCAAGCTCCTGAACTTTCTATAAAAGTTGAACCAAAAAATTAACCAGAATATATTTAAGTTCCCCACGTCAGCAAAAAATAAAAAATATACTGCAAGTCCTCCCCAGTCCAAAAAATAGACCTATATGAACTAATAGACCTAAGAAGTATTTTGAAACCCTTAGAGGTCTATAGAAAGCCTATGCAGAACACAAAAATCTATAGAAGTCCATAGGAAGTACCACTAAATAAAATTTTGTACTCTTAATAATTTATTTATACTTTTTGTTAGTTTTGTTTACTATTTGGGTATGCACTATGCTATATTAGATATAGTTATGTATTTCTAATTATTGTTTCTGGTTCTTTCGTTTTTACATCTGGACTAACAGCAATAAAAATTCTAGAGACACTTAACTTAATCTAAACAAAATTATTAACTTTCATTCCATACCAAAAATGAACTCAATTAACTTATTCCCAACTGAGGACACCCAAACACTAAGAACAGAAAAATTAAAAGTAAAGTTTAGTTTTTGTTCTTACTCTTCTTATATGACTATTGGCAATGATTCAAAAGAACTTACAATTTATTTGGATCAGGAAAATATTAAGAATCACATTCTTAACAATATTAATAATCTTTCTGTTAAATATGACAGGGACAAAAAATTCTTACTAGAAATTTTTAAGTCAGTAGTTACTGAGGTTAACAAATTAGAGAAAGAAGAAAGAGCAGAACTAGAAACATGGTTAGTTGATAACTTCAAAAGCGAGGTTAACAACTAATGAAAACTAAGAAGAATACAACTATTCAGATTAAGGTTACTGTTGATCCAGTAACCTATAAACTCTTGTGTGCAAGAAGTGAAGAAATACTTGGGGAGCAAAATTTGAGCCTATTAACTAGGATCATGTACAAGAAGGAGCTAGGCATCAAATGAAATTTATTACCATTCCTTATTTATTATTATTCCTATTATTAATTTAAAACAATGCTAAATGTATTACTTATTGCTAACGAGTGTGGGGATTATGGTCACATAGCCGCAACCATATCAAAAAAAGAGTTAATTGATTTTGTGGAGGACAAAGGCTACGAAGCTTGCGAGTTCCAAAATGATGACTATTCAAAAGATGATACTGTAGAGAGTCTAAGGACAGAGTGCGGATACTTCACATTAAAGACGCTACCAGATGCGGAAAATACAATTGGTTACGGAACTTAAAAAATTAGTTAAAATAAAAACTCCAGTAGAAAATTATTTTTACTGGAGAATTTTTTTCTGGAGAAATTTTTTCAAAATTTTTGATGTAAAATTTTATACAAAAAAAATTTATTAAAAAAAAAAAAAAAAAATTAGAACTAGTAGCAGTTAGTTAGTTATGAATGATGAATGTCAAAATTGAATGGATTTTTAAGACTGAATGAAAATATTATGAATGTTAAATAATAACATTACTTTCACGTCATTATCATGTATAATTTAAGAGTATTCATACCAAGATTAACAATGAATCAATTAAAAGAAAAAAATCATGCTTTACAAAATGCTATAGGGCATATTGAAAGCATTGTTAAAGATTATGAGAGACTTTCTTATTTAGAAAGTTTAAATCCTACATCATGCGAAGAAGAAGAAGAAATCGAACAAATAAAAGAAAGCATTTTAAACAGTGCCCTAAGTGTTGAATTTCGCAGTGGTTGGACTTCTAACCCTAACGATATAGAGTTAGAAGAATTTAAAATCCTTTTAACATGGGGCGGTCCTGCTCTCAGAGTGATAGGAGAATTAAACCAGTATAAAGAACCAGACAATATAAAAATGCAGTTTCAAGATTGGGGAACTTATTGGACTGATTTTGAAATTACAGAAAATCAGCAAGAAGCTTTGAACTGGTTTTGTAATTGCTTTTATTTTGGTGATTAAATGAAAAAATATAAATTATATAAAATACAACCTTTTAATCACGATTATAAAATTATTGATATTTCAAAAAAAGAATATGAAAAATTAAAAAAGGAGTATGAAAGAGACTTAAAAAACTAAGTCTCTATTTTTATATATATTTCAAAACTTGCAATTTTGAATATATATACTTATAATAACCTACATAAACATACCAGTTTAAATGAAACCAACTAAAGTCAAAAAACCCATGAATGGGTTGATATATCAATCAATAATGGGTGAATACCTTATTGATCCTAATGAATGTTTAGAAAACTTAAATATTCAAAAAGCTATCAGCATGAATGATGAAGTAATGCTTAGAAAAATTCTTGAATGTGAGTATTAATTATGAATTGGACTTCAAAAGAAAAATCTAAGTACTGGAATAAAGCCTATCAAGAATATTCCCTTGAGAGTGGTTTATCTCTTAAAGACTTAAGTAATTGGATTAAGATTAATCCTTTTGTAGCTGTAGCTATAGAAGATAGGGCTATTGAATTTTTAAATCAAGAAAATTAAACAAATGAACAACATTACAATTACAAAAACTGAATTTAATACAGTTACAGAATTTATTTTTACTTTTGAACAAAGTGAAAATCATTTAATTTGTCCAGTACAAAAAACATCAACATT